ATAGACCGATGCGCCAAGTCTGGTTAACGATGCGCTGTGACAGGCTCAGGCGAGCACGGTAAACGAGCGGCGCATAGTCCACATTCCGAGTCAAGCGGGTGATCGCGTTGATCGTCGTCCCGCCGCCAATCGTGCAAGCGCCAGATGCCACCGCAATAGACCCGCCCGAGCCCGTAACAGGGCGCATGAGCGTTCGAGACGCAGCGCCCGACGATCCGCCCACGTAGGCAGTCCGAAGCCGCATTTGCGTATCGTTGTCGATGCTGGTGATCTGCACCCATGCTGACTCCCCATCAGCGTCCAGCTTGATGTAGTCGCTGTAATGAACATCGGCAGTCAGGAAGCCGGTGCCGGTTACGGTGTCGCCGCTGATCGTCACGGTGCCGATGCTCACGGCCACCGAGGTATTGGCGAAGTTCACCCGGAAGGTGCCCTCGTCGGTCAGCACCGAACTGCGAGCAATCAAAGCCCCATCGTCATCAATTCCGATGCTGCGCTGTGCGGTGTCGCTTGCGCCGGTATAGCCCGGCCAGGTGCCGGCTGGCTCAGCAAACGCCAGGACAGGGAGCCCGTTCCCCACCGCCACATCGCCCGCGTTTACTCCGTCGCCGCCGTGAATGAGCTTGTTGCGCTGGAACTTGACGCCGCTGATGTCGTCGGACGCAATGACATCGCCGCCTGCCCCTAAGTTCAGAGTGGTGTTGTCGCTCATGGTTGAACCTCAATTCGGAATCTGTCAGATGTGCCCGTTGTGGTCACACTAAAAACGGTTGTCGCTGCGCTTGATGGCGCGGCCTGCCATGAGCTAGTGCCTACCGCTGTGCCGCCAGAGTCAAGCAAGACGATGCGCAATTGCCCTTGTGTGCCGGTGCGGTCAAAGTCAACTGATACGTCATAGGTGCCCGCAGCCATCGGAGCACTCCAACCCATCGTTGCCGGGTTGGTCAGGTTTGGGCTTGTGATGTAGTCAGCGCGGTTAAGCGTTGGCTCATCAATCATTGCGTAAAGGTCGCTGCCGGTGCTTGGCGTCCAACTGTTGACAACAATGTCAGAAGCTGGGCGGTAGACCGTGACGCCAGAGGCAATCGGGAAGGTGCGGCGCTGTGGCTCAAAGATGAGCCCAGGGTTTGCTGATATGGCGATACACAACGCATCAGGCAAAGCCCGGCTTGTGCGCGCAACCATTGCAACCCGCCGCGTTCCAGATATTGCCGACGAGCCCATTTCTGCGCCTGAGCCAGCATGCGCCCCTATGGCCGGCAATATGCCGGTGTTAGCAGCCGGGGATGATGCGTTGGAGCCGCTCCCAACAAACCGCCCGTTGATGTAGACCCGATGATCTGAGCCGCTGCGCCGCACTGCGTAGGAGTACCAACCTGGGGTGTTTGTGACAGGCGTTGAGATGTTCACATCCGCAACGTTCCACATCACACAATTCGCGTTTCCGCCTGTCCAGTTCACCGCCTGCCCCGTTCCACGGACAGAAAGCGCAGTGATGGAGCTAGCCCCATCGATGTAAATCAGCCCTACCTCTGTCCAAGTTGTAGAAAAAAGGCAGGGGACATTGGCAGACACCGTGACATAACCACTGCCAGCGGCTAGCCCGACATGGAGGCCAGTGAGCGCGGCTGTGCTTGCAGAGATTCGCGGGCCGGTCAGTGAGTTGCGCGCACTTGATGCGACCCACGCAAACTCGAACCCAAATTCAGGACGGACAGAGGCGCCCCCAACGGGGATGCCTACTTGATCCGCCCTGACGATGCGGCGAGGCATTAGGTGTAGTTGCCCGGGTTGACTGTCAAGGCAAAGTTCCCGCCCGTAGAGTCAAGGTTTTGCCCGCTGCTCTGCACCACGAAGAATGCGAAGTTCTGCGGAACGGCTCCAAACACTTGGGCCAGTTCACGACCACGGATTACCACATCGCGCCCGGTGGCTGCGTCGAATGTGTACGAGCCACAAAGCACGGCACCCGAGAAAAGCACATCCCGGCTGCTGATGGTGAACCCTGCATCGGAGCCCGTATAAGCGGCTGTGAACAGTTCTGGCCATGTGGAATCGGCTCGCTGTGCAAAGCACCAAAGCTCTAGCACCGTGCCGGCTGTTGGGGCCGTGCCACCAGTGCGGAACTTGAGTGTTGGGATGATGAAATCATCCTTGTTCGTGCCGTTCGCCACCGATGCCGAGCAACGCCCAACGGTCAAGCCTGCGCTAGTTGCAAGCGACGCAAGAGTGATGGTTACCGCACTACTGGCGCGGTAGTTCGTCGTCATTAGTTAGCCCTCGCCTGCGCTACGTCTGCATAGCTGATAGGCCCCACGTTGCCCATCACCCAAGCGGTAACGCTGCCGGTCGTTTGCTGGCTGGTGGCAAACAAACGCTCTGCGCGTGTTGCTGGGCGCGTGCAAGCGTTTAGAGCATTCGTGGCGCTGCCGCCTGCCCCGTTGACTGCTGCGCCGTTCACTCCCGAGGGGATGGAAACCAAGGCATCACGCAAGCCGGCTCGGAAGTTGGCAAGGCTCGCGTCTACCGTGTCGCGCCCTTGCAGCATGAGTTGCAGGTTCATTTGCTTCGTCTGGATGACGAGCATGCGAGACAGGAACCGCTGCAACGAGGCTTGGTCTACGTTCGACTCTGGCACCGTGTCCGTGGGCGTAAACGCTGCCCAATTAAACGTATCCATGATGGAGCGAACAGAAGCGGCTACATCCCAAACAACAGCCGCAGGGCTTGCGGGTAGGTTGTAGGCATCGGCAATGATGTAACTACCGTCACCCTCTACGGGCAGGAGTGACAGCACAGGATCGGCGGCAATGTCTGCGCGCAGGGCTGCGAGTTGGGCTGGGGTGAGTGGCATTTATGGGTTTCCTTCGCTGATAACAAACGAGGTAACCGACACAGGCTGGCCGCTCACGAATGCCGTGCTGCTCATGTTCAAGTCTGAGCCCGAAGTGCCCACGTTGCCGTCAAGCACGAAGGTCGTGCCGTTGCTCTGAACGATGCGGAACCATGTTGCTGTGCCGGTTGCCGATGCGTTTGCGCCTGTGATGGCGTTCAGGGTCAGCGTGACAGGCGAGCCGTTCACTGCGCCAGATGCAGCCGGGGCAAACGTGGCGTTGCACGTCAACTCAGCAAGGAGCGTCGTTGCTGTGCCGCCTGTTGCTGGGCGTGATCCATCGTAAAAGCGCAGGAGGGCCGATGCGCCGGCGCGGGTCGTGATGTCGTCCAGCATGGAACGGCGGATTGAAACGTCATAGGCGAGTGCCATTACTGCTCCTGATTGATAAGTTCCGGCTCTTCACCGTCTAAGACTTCGCCCGTGTAAACCGCGCCACTAGGGGCAGTCACTCGCATGAGCCGTTTGCCTGCGGGCTTTTGCTGGGCCATCGTTGCCGCGATGAGTTGGGCAAGCTCTGCCATTTGCTCGGGGGGTAGGCCAGAAGTAGGAGAGGCCCCTTTCGGAGCCTCTTCGGTTAGGTCTTCGGTTACTTCTTCCGCTAGTCCCGGCGGCGCGGCTGTCTTGGCAACGAGCAACTGCACCATGCCCTTTAGCTCTTCAACGTCCGTCTTGGTCTCGTTGTTCATCGCCGCGATTCGCTCTTGAGAGGCAAGGCGTGCGGCCTCTACCTCTGCGCTCATCTCAGCAATTTGCATCTTGACTTGGGCGTCTAGCTTCTTGGCATCCATGCCGCTCTGGGACTCTTTCAACGCGCCTTGAAGCTGCTCAATCTCCTGCGCTGCCTGTTGCAAGACTTGCTGAATCTGCGGGGGGATGCTGCCCTCGCCGCCTTCTTGCTTGTCTTGAAGATCAGGAGGCAGAGCCTTGGCAAGACGCGTTGCAAGCTCGTCAGCCATCGGGAAGTCAAACGAGCGCACGACCAAATCGCCTGCGACCTGCATCAGTTGCGGGTTGGCTTGCGTCAGGCTTGTAAGCGCATCGGCGGCTTCTTGGCGCTGGGTCTGATAGCTTGGGCCGGTGTCAATGGCAACGTCATAGCGACCCACGTTGGGATTGAACGCTTCTTTGACTTCCTCATCGGTCGCGTCAAGCTCTGCGTGCGGCTGCTCCATCTCTGGGTTCAGCATGGCCGCGCCTTCTTTGCCATCAAGGCCAAGGATGCGAACGACGCGCCGGGTGTCATAGACCTTGGGGATCAAGTCCAGAATCACCTTGGCTTCGTACTTCAATGCGCGGGCTAGGTTGTCGGGGAAGTGGAAGGTGGCAATCTCACCTTGCGCCTTGAGCCGCTGAATGCCAACACCGCTCTGAGCTTCTGAGCGAATGCCGAAGTTGGCGTTCTGCTGCCCCGAGCTTGCGCGCATCTGCTCAGTGCTGAGTTGCAGCATCTGAACCTGAGCGGTCGCCATCTGCGCCGGGGCTTGGCGTTGCGGCATGTTGAGCGGGTTGCCCTCCATGTCTCGCTCGTTGTATGGCAAGTAAGCGCGGTTCTCGATATTGGCCGCGCCCCAAATGTCCTCAAAGCCTGCAATGCTCTCAGCCGATGCCATGTAAGGCACTTTGTTCTGGAGAGCCAGCGTCTCAACTGCTGCCGAGTAGCTGTAATTCACCATGCGGCCCGAGTCTTTCAGGTCACGCACAACGCCCTTACGGACAATCTCGCCGTTGACGTTGATTTCTTTGCCGACGACCGTGATGATTGGCAGGTAAGCGCCCGGCCAAACCTTCTTATCGACCGGCTCAGTCTCGCCGCCCACCAGCTTGCACCAGTACCAAACCTTTTTGGAGGTGTCGCGCTCTGCAACGATGGCGATTTGCTGGCCTTCAGGGGAAACGAGCGACTTGCCGTAGACCTTCACGCCTTCGGGCAACTCAGACTCACGAACCGTAGAGCCATCTTCCAAGCGCAATAGCTTGTCGGCCTTCGACTCGCACCAAAAGTACTCAGCCCTGCGAACCCGGTCTTTGTTGTTCCAGCCTTGGGGGTCTTCCACCCAGCTAGAACAATCCATGTCGGGATATTCTTCGCGGAATTGGTCTTTGCCCAAGTCCTCAAAGATCATGCCCCACTTCGCATCGCTGCGGTCAGGCTCCACCGCATCGGGATCGATGATGACCAATTGCGGGTTTACGAGCGGCTTAATCGTGATGACTTGATCGAACGAATCGTCGCTCTCGTACTCAGTCAGCACGCGCCAAAAGCCCTCGCCCCCGTAGACCGCATGCTCTGCCGCGATGTCGTGCGCGGTGTCTGCGTTGCTGTAGCTCTGAATGGATCGGAGCATGCCGCCAAGGATGGTCGCGGTCTTCTTGTCCCCGTAGCTGTCAACGGGGCTAACCTTGGCGCTTGGGCGGTTCTGCCGAATCGCGTTGATGATCTGGTTGCAGTGCTGCGCCGTGACGTTGATAGTGAGGCAAGGCTTCCCGCTGACTGCTGACCGATTGGTGTAAACCTCTTCCGGCCACTGCCATTGGTTGTCGCTGTCACCCATGACAAAGCGGGTGTCGTCGATCGCCTGTTGCCGAAGCGTGCTGTTTACGTCCTTGGCACGCTGAAACCTATCGCGGGCTGTGTCAACGATGCTCTTTTGCTTGTCAGCCACGGCTCACCTCAATTGCAGCGCCAGCGATGGGCGATAGCTTGGCCTTGTAGATTTGAGGCATGCGAGCCATCAGCACGACCGGGGAGCGTTGAATGGTCGAGAAGCCGAAGCGCTCGTACCACTTCGCCAAGTCTTGCAGGCCCGCAGTCTTGCCAAAGATGCGCGGGGTCAGGATGAGTACAACGCCTTCAATGTCTGCGTCTTCGGTGATGGACTTGAGCAACTCAGTAGCGAAGCCTTGGCCGCGCGCTTCCGGGTCAGTCCACACACGGACTACTTCCAGCACGCCACTAAGGGCAGGCGGCAATGATGGGTTCACCACCACTTCCGCGCTGCTGTGTTCGTTGCTGTAGTGCTGGTTCATCTGCCCATCCATCCGGCTGCGCCAATGACGCGGTGTTTGTTTTGCTTGTGAACGTCTGCGGTAGGTGCAGGCTTGGCCCTGCGTGCGCCCTCGCAGGCATAGCGCAAGGCGTCAATCACATGGTTGTCTTTGTCTGCCAGGATCGGCAGAACGTCACCCGTTAGCGGGTCGGTTTTGTAGCTATAGAGCGTTAGCTCGTCGATCAAGTGCGTGCAGCGCGGGTGAACCACAAGATCAAAGCTCTTGAGGAACTCCACACCGTCTTCCAAGCTCTTGGCGCCCTTGATTGCTGCCCTGATGCGCGGAAAGCCGTTGCGCTGCATGTGGCTGATCGTTTCCGGTCTTGCGCTGTCTGCGGTGATGGGCCATTTCTCAGCCTCTGGCACCGACATGAACAACTCAGGAAGGTTGACGATTTCGCAGCCTACTTGCCACGCCTCGTAATCGACATAGAGCCGATTGCCTTCGATAGAGCAGCGCACCAAGACGCTAGGGTCAACGCTGAAACCCCAATCAGCACCCAGCCTATGCAAAGTGCCTGGGGGCCGCTCGAACTCTTCAATCGTCCAATTCCTGAACACCCGCGCTTCACTGTTGCGCTGGTACTCGCCAAGCCAGATGTGAGCGAACTTGTCCGGGTCTCGCTTGCGGTCGTACTCAAGTTCCGTGCGCAGCTCATCGGGAAGCCAAGGGTTATCGGCGTAGTTCGCCTTCACCACCACAGCGCCCGGGGGCAGGTTCTCGCCTCTAAGGAGCCGGTCTATCGGGTCGGTCTCTAAGTTCGGGTTCCAACTGAACCAAAGCTCAGAGCCAGGAGCGCGGATCGTTGGCCGAAGCAGGTCTAAGCTGCGTTGGCTGGCTGACTGGCTTTCCTCAAACCAAGCGATGCCGAAGCCTTCCAGAGACTTTATGGAGTCGCTGGTGTGGTCTTGCATCCCCTGAAATATGATGTGGCCGCCGTGCTTGCTCTTGATCTGCTCTTGCTGAACTTCAAAGTAAGCGCCGGCCCCCATCGCTTCGATCTTTGACTCAATCAGCTTCTTAACGCTGAACTTCAAAGACTTCTGCACTTCGCGTAGGCAAACGATGTCCACCTTGCGCCGGAGGCTTTCCTCTACGGCTAGCTCAGCGAAGAAATGAGACTTCCCGGAGCCACGGCCACCCCATGCGCCCTTATATCGAGCGGGGTATAGAAGTGGCTCGAATACCTCAGGCGTCTCAATTACGAGCTTTGACAATTTGTCGCTCGATGGCCTTGATGATGTGCTCGCCGTTCTCGCCGGGGCCTTGCACCGTCATGGGCAGGACCTTGCCAATCAGCGATAGGAACGCGCCGGCTAGCTTTGGGTCTTGAGCGCAGCCGAGCAAATACTCTGTGCCGCCTGCCTTGTCCAAAGCGCCAAGGATCATTTCCTTTAGCTGCGCGTCCTTCTTGTTGCCGCAGCCCTTTGGCCGGCCTGGGCCAGCGCCCATTGCCGCCGCGCCTGTTGGTTTCCGCTTGGTTTTTAAATCGGTCATACGCGCCTTTCGGCTGTCATGCCGCTGTCCGGCAAGTGCTAATGGGTGCTGGCCGTAGCTAACCCCGGTCTAAGCAAGGTTTGGTCGGGTGCTCGTGCCAGCGGAAACGAAAAAGCCCGCCTGAATCGCTTCGGCGGGCTTGTGTGATTTGGGCATGCTTGCGCCCACCTCGCTATTTAACACCAATGCGTTGAAGTGTGCAAGCGTTTAATCAGCGTGTTCCATGATCTTTTTTGCCAGTGCTGTTGCAAGCTGCGCAACGGCATCAAATGACCAAGACAAGTTCATTGCATCGCTAATGCCATCTTCGCTTGCCGACTCTTCAAGCCGCATATGAAGCGTTTGAATCAGGCCGCTCAGCACTATTGCGTCGTCTATTAACTTCCAAGGCTCCATGCCGCTCTCTTCATCAGCAGTCGCGTTTAGTTCGTCGTCGCTCATTGATTTCCTTTCGTTTTCACATCACCCCCGCACCAACAAGCCGAGCAACGATCAAAACCCGCGCCTTGGCCTCCACCTCTTGCCTCTGCTCTGCCGGCACCCTTGGCGAAGTCCAAACCGCATAGCCGCAGCACAAAGACCGCGCAAGGGCATGAATGCAGGAGCGGTACGGGTCGGCCAGTTCGCTAACTTGAAACTCCACAACCCGCATCGTTGCGCTTTCTAGGTCGCTGTCTAGCGCCCCGTTTGCATCGTCGTACTGGCGGCTCGTCTTGTAGTCACCGCAGACGAGCGACTTTGGCGCATAGCCGCGCGAGATTGGCCGATGGCTTGCCCAGTGGTGCCAACGGCTCAGAAGGTCGTCTAGGGCTGCGTTAGGGCTTAGGCGGTCATTCATTGGCGGCCTTTTTCAGTTCGTTTGCTTTGGCTTGGTACTCTGCTTTGATGGCTCGCAGTCCTTCCCGCGTCCACTTGCGCGGGGTGTTGTCTTGCTCCACTGCCTCTACTGCCGCCAGTCCGATTCGTTGAATCGCTCCAAGGCGCATCGCAACAGCGTTTCCAGAGAGGTAATCGTTGCAGCGCTTGCACTGCCCAAAGGCGTTGTTTTCGACAAAGCGCAGATGACCGGCGGCCCCCCGGCTTCTGTAGTGCCCGCAATCAAAACCTCCCCCCACTCCTCCGAGTCTGAGAGTTGCTGTGCAACTGATGCAGCTTCGTCCGTTGTCTCGCAGACGAATAAACGTATTGAAAGCAACTTGGGCCTCGTCTCTAAGTTCTGGGATGGTCTTCAACGCCTCGCGCCTGGACGTATCGGTGTCGCGCTCTAGCTTCTCTGCCGCTTTGCGCTGCTTTTCTGCCTTGCGTGCGGCCTTGGCGTTCTCGCTTTCGACAAGGCGCAAGGCGCATTCCTCACCGCAGACGACTTGGTTAGGCTTGAGCTTCACAAACCGCACCCTGCACCCCGGGGCGGCGCACTTGGGCAGCTTTACCGAGGTTCTTGCAATGCCTGCGGTGCGCACTAGCGGGGAACGCTTCATGCCTGCCATCTGCACCCCTTGCACTTCTTATCGGTCGGGGCGTCTAGCGTGTGCTGGCAGTCCTTGCTCATGTAAACCGGGGTTCGCTTGAGTACAGGCGTGCGGGTCGTTTGACCGTCTGAGCCTGCGACGTAGCGCCAGCCATCTTGGACGATAAGCACCGAGCTAAGGGGGGCGCGGTTGTGGCAGCCGTAGTTCACGGTGCCCACTCCCAAACCGTCTCGACTGCCCCCCGGTAACCCTCAGTGCGTTGGCGTGGAACCGTGGGTCGAATCAAGCCCTCCGCTTCCATTTCGTTCAGATAGCGATAAACCGCCGCCTGCCCCACCCCGATGAGCTTTGCTAGCTCGCTGCATGTGCGCGGGGCTTTTGTCAGGAGTTGCACAGCCGCAAAACAGTTGCCGTAGTTGCTCATCGTTGCGACTCCATCCAAGGCTTGCGAATCACCGACTCAAAGCGCGCAGCAACTAAAGGATCGGTGTCAAGCTCTCGCCGCGATTCGTGGCATTCGCACAAAACCAAGATTGCATGACGAGTCCACCGCTCCCACGAACCATCGAAATCAAGTTCAGGCGTCACATCGCCCCATGACTTGCCATCGCCGCCCGTCCACTTGCAATAGATCGGCCTCAGCCACTTAGTGAACTCCGGGTTCTTGCAAAGCTGCACAGCCAGCAAAGCAAGCGGCCCAATCTTTTCCTTTGCAGGCTCCTTCTTTGGGATTGGCTGCGGGGTCTCGTCGTCGCCCAGCATGACAAGCACAGCCATAAACCGTTGGCCTGCGGTGTTGCCCTTGCGTGCGGTCATTTCCTTGAACGACTCCAACGCATCAGCATCGGGAAGCCAGAAGGTGACCTTTGCGCCGCCGCTATGGCTGTCAGTCCAGCCGGCAAGCATCATTTCTAGGTTGATGCTTGGAACGCTCATGCAACCACCTTTGCCGCAACGCTCGCCGGCTCGAATGCGTACTGCCCCGGCTTCATGGAGCTAAAGCAGCCCGCCACCTCAAGCACCTCATACCGCCCGGGCTTGGTCGGCTCCTTGTAGTGCCGCTCTGGCGCGCACCATGTCACCGTTGGCGGTAGTGGCTTTGGCTTTGGCTCCCACGGCTTTCTGTCCAAAACCTTGATCGCCTTGGCAACCGTGTTTGCCGCCTGGGCTTCTGCCTTGGCCTTGGGCTTGGCCTTGGGCTGACCCACTGGCCCGGTCTTGCGCCACTCCTTGCAATAGGCTTTTTGACGGTCTAGGCGCTTTTGCCGAGCAATGGCCTTAATCGGCTCCTGTGCTGCGCGCCATGCTGTGTCAGCGTCTTCTGCGGCCTTCTGAACGACCTTGGCGCCGTGGTCGCTGGTCAGGTGCACCCTAGCGTTGCAGTGGCCTGCGCTGACCGTGTAGCCGCGCAAACGTAAGTCGGATGTGTGGTTCTGGATGCTTCGGCGGCTGAGTCCAGACTGCTCCATGAGGTCAGCGGTAGTGATTCCAGAAGCGCCGGCTGATTTGATGATGCCGAGGACCTTTAGGAAAAGCTCGCCTTTGTCGGTGTGTGCGCGGGGCATGGTGTCGCCTTTGTTTTTGTGTTCAGTGGTTGGGCAGAAAAGCCCAAGCCGTAGGCCAATGGAGATTTCGGATTCGCTTAGGGGTGTTTCGCCAGTCATGGGGCGGCGCAATCCTGCATCGCGGCCAAGCCAAGTCATTGCGCTGCCGTTTGGTCAACGCCC